CGGACAGGCAAAAGACAAGGATACAGACAAAAAGAAAAAGCGGAGGAAGGTGCGGCGAAGAAACGCCGTTCCTCCCTCCGCAAATGGAGTATCTATCCCTGTTATGAAAGTTTGGAGAGTTCACGTTGCTTTTCTGTACTTCCGCATAAGCTCTATAATATTTGTTTGTCCTTTTATTGCTATAAAGCTCTGATATCTCCAGAACTTCTACTTTTGGATGACGCTGTAAGATTTTCTGAAACCACACAATGTCATTCTTCGTTCCCATCAATCTGACTTTTAACATTAGTCAGCTCCTCCAAATAAGGCATACAGTTCCCGGTTATAAGTCGCATACTCCGGATAGCGGATCTGTATCGCCGGCCAAAAGAAAGGTGCATAGGCACAGCAAAACAAGTCCTCCACTGTATACTGCCTGCACTCGTTTACCTGTTCCTCTGTTTTTGTGTAATCATCTACACTCGGTGTGCCGTTGCAATACAGGTTAAATGCCATTCGCACCACCTTCATACTGCCACTGGTCTGCCAGCCTTCATGCAGACACTCAGTTTTTACACATCCCGTCTTAAAATCATAGATGCTATCAACATTTCTTCTCGTATCATCGCTGATACCAAGGCAATAACAAAGTGCCTTGTGGTACACATCCTGATAGCGTACCTCTTTTAATTTTTCATAGTAGAATTTTTCATGTGCTTCGCTGATAAAATTGATTGTCTGTTCCTTTTTGTTTTCTGCTCCTAACGCTGTGTTGTTCATAGTGAACCTCCTTTTAAATTGAATTGAAAAAGGCACTCCTAATGGAATGCCCTAATATAAAAAATAGGGACACTCTTTCAAGTATCCCTACGTTCTATCAATATATCTGATAGTTCTCTATTTACTTTCATATTCAGAATTCTTTGTATTCCCACAACCGAGGTCTAACGCTACAACAACAGTCACCTTCCTCACAAGCTCTTTTTCCTTGTGATTTTCAGCAATCCTGTTGAAGCTAAAAAACTCTGCAAAGTGCGTAAATTCAAGGATTTCTACATATTCTTCCTTTGTAGCAACACCACAGTCTCCACATGGACAGTTTATCTATGGTTCACTTTTAATTGCTTTTTACAGCTTTCAAACTCCTATAACATAAGTAATTATCAGGCGTTCAGTTTATTTGTCTTTTTAAGTCTTTCACGTATATTTCTATGTCGGTGGCAAATTGGTGGCATTGCCACCATATTCGCATCAAATAGCAATTAGATCTTTCCATGTTGCTGATCCACATACCCCATCAACATCCAGACCTCTTGATTTCTGATACTGTTTCAGAGCATATATGGTATTATCTCCTGCTTCCCAGTCAAGGTCAAGGTCTTTTTTATTTTTTCCTTTGAATCCACGTGATTTTAGAATCTCCTGTAACAAAAGTACAGAGGTATTCTTGTCACCAGCTTTTACAGTTTTTGGCTCAAACATATATTCCTCTCCTGTCTGTGTAGTATTAGATGATGTATTCTCAGGTTTTGCAGGTGCGGATGCATCAGATACAATACTATAATCCGGTGTACAGAACTTAGTTCCGGGCATCTGACTATTGAGGTAACTTTTAGCACATACACCGCCACCATTTGCGATAATACCGGATGCCCCACTTGTATTACCTTCAATCGTATAGAAACGATCACCGATTACGGCGGTAACAAGTCCTGTATGGGTAAATGTACCGTTATGATAAAAGATAACAATGTCACCGATTTTCGGGTTTGCGTTCCGGGTAAACAAATTTCCCAGTGTTGGACAGTACACGTAAGGCCAGTGTTTCAGCAATTTTTTAGCTTTTTCCAGACCAAAGGCTTTCATGAAACACCAAGATACGAACGCCGCACACCAAGGCTGCCCCTGATAGGATGGTTCTATATCTCTCCAATATTTCGTAAAATTAGCAGATCCTGCGTTTGCTGTCTTACTGTCAAGCTGACTGTTTGATTTTTTCTCCAAATAGCCCTCTTCGTTTTTCGCAATCAGGATAACTTTTTCAATAGCTTTGTCCATTGTCGTTTCCCCCTTATCCTCATTTTTTGTTGCAGTATAGTCTTTGTAAAAGACATTTCTGTCTACTTTCCCTGAGATTCCCGGAATAGTTGCTTTGCTGGAATACTGCCAGCCAATACCAGCAGCAGGTTTTAATCTGATCTCCATTGTCCCATCATCCTGTGATGGGTAAGCAGCTAACCAGCAATCATACTTTTTCGCATCCTCTGGAAGCTGGTACTGATACCAGGAGTACCCGCAATAAATGCCAAACTGATAACCAGCTTTAATGATGATTTCTCTGAATGCGTTAATCATCCGCATCATAAGATGTTTTGACAGATTCTCCTGACACTTATCTTCAATATCCAAAAATACAGGATAATCCAATTTTCGTCCATTCAGGACTTCAATTACTTTTTTTGCTTCATATTGAATTTCTGAAACATTGACTGCATAACTATACTTATAAACACCGACAGGAATACTATTGGCAGTACAGCCTTCATAATTGGCTTCAAATGTACTATCAATAACATTACCCTTTTCCGTGATTCGCAGGATAGCGAAGCCCATACCGTAGTTTGCTACGGTGGGCCAGTCAATAACTCCATTCCATCTGGAAACATCAATACCCTTAATCTCCACAGTCCTACCCCCTATTTTTTCGGTTCTGTATATTCAAGTGCCTGTGTACTATCGGTGATTCCAGCAGTAGTAGGGTCCGTAACTACTCCAAGAATTACCAGTATACTGAACACTGCATTGACCACTTCTAACAATTTATTTCCCAGATCACCCAGATCAATCTGGATGCCAAACACAGATGCAATTACCTGAATTAACAGGAGTACCGCCGGGATAAATGCAACCCAGAACGCTTTATTCTTAATTCTTACAAGCCAGTTAATTTTTTTCATGACTATTCCCTTCTTTCTTCTTTAAGTGTAATTCTTCAATCTCATGTTTCATTTTTGTAATCATACCATTACCACCAAGAGCATGATATGCATCATACATCTCACAAAAATTTTGATAAGCGTAGGATGGAATATCACCATCTGTCATATAACGGTCATGGTATTCAATTAATTGTACTTTCAGTAACAGCATGGTCCCTTTACTGTTCGCATCCCTATCTTTTTTCTGATTCTTTAAAAGCCACACAATGTAGCCCATAAGAGCAGTTAAAATAATAGGAAGTGCAACAGAATAGGTTTCCAGTAGAATCTCTTTCATTACTTCCTTTCTGTACATAAAAACAACCGCCTGTGACGTTATATAATCGTCATATAGCGGTTGTTTTTGTACTTGTGATAATTTGATTACCTGTTAATTATTCTGCTAATTCAGGACAATCTAAGTCAACCAGAACTTCTTTTACTTTGTCCTTGATCTTATCAGGAACATCAGCAAAAGTTTTCTTACCCTTAATGATTAAGGTTGCATAAATAATCGCCATAGTCTGCACATCCTTTCTGAATAGTAATTTTATGATCAACTGATAAAACATCAGTTACCACCTTCTAAAATAGCCTTTACAGCATCTTTCAGTTTGTCAGGTACATCATCCATTGTCTTTACACCTTTGATAATTAGTGCCGCATAAATCTTTGCCATACCTTACACCCTCTTTCTATCCAATCATTTCATAAATTTCACACATTGCCACCTGTGCCTGTGTAATTTCATCTTCCAGCGTTGCATTCTTTTCTGCTTGAATTTTGATATATTCGTCTTTGCTATACTCTATCAGATCAAATTCATACCCAGTGAATCCCGAATATTCATCCGTTTCCGGTTCATTCACTTCAGTGATGTTGGAACTGACAAAAACTTTTGTTTCAGTTAGCTCCAATTCATCTGGTTTGACTGTGCTTCTCTGTTTTCCATAATCAATCATGCTACCTTTCGTCCTTTCTTTGTGTTGGGTTTTATGTTGCATTTATAATAATCATCCGCATACGGTAGTAATGGTACTACATATTTCTGGTATAACCGGAAAGAATCACATGAATTAAGCCAACCCTTATAGCTGTTTATAGAACACCATTCAGAGTAGTTCATCATGTTCCCGGATTCTACTTTTAACCGTAATGCAGTTAATTTCTTAGTCATTTCTATACAGGTTGTCTTTCTCAACAAAGTGTATTTGTAAAATGTTCGGTATCCTAAAAAGTCAACCCCTCTGACAAATGTTGGGAATACCTGCCAGTTTCCTTTAATGTTTAGTTTTAGTTCATCTCTAAAGTAAACATCAATTTCTTTTCTTAACTCAACAAGTTCTTCTTTTGTCTTTGCAAAAATAACAATATCGTCCATATACCGAAAGTAATACTTGATGTGTTTTTGTTCCTTTATCCAATGGTCAAATGATGAAAAATAAAAATTTCCTGAATACTGTGATAAATAATTGCCTATCGGTATTCCAGTTTCAGGATCAACATCTTCTTCCAGTAAATAAATTGCCGTCAGATCTTCAATGTCTGCGGTCTGTATGCTATCAATAATTTCAGTCAGTAACCATACCAGTTCAGAATCATTGAACATTCTGGAATATTTTTCTTTCAGAAGATCATGGTTGATTGACTGATAGTAATGTCGTGCATCCAGTTTTAAGCAATACTTACATTCTTCTGGATGATTCCACATTGCATCCTGCATTTTATGCAGAGCCTTATGTATTCCTCTATCCGGTATTGCTGAGTATGTGTCAGTAGTCAGGTTATTGATGATGCAAGGTTCAATTACCTGTAAGATAGCCCACTGACAAATTCTGTCAGGAAAGTAAGGCAACTTATAAATCTTTCTCTTCTTTCTGCCATCATCCTTATAAAACACTTCATACTCAGATGTTCTATAAGTATGATTGATGAGCATTTCCTGAATCTGCTCCAGATACTTATCTGGATCTTTATCTATTTCCTGAACTTCTTTGTACCACCCTTTTCCTTTCTTTGCGTTCTTATGTGCTTTTCTCAGATTTTCAATATCACAAATTTTCTCAAATAGATGGTCATAACGTTTCATTTTTGGTATATTGCAGTTCCGAATTTCAGTCAGCATACATCAGATGTATGCCCGGTAAATACGGTTGACATTTCCTCTTTAGTAATTAAGTAAGGCGGTATTATCATTTCTGACTTGTCTGCACCGCCTATTTTTCTGTTTTGCCATGTGGCAGGGTTGAAAGAAATGGGATTAAAAATCAGCCGGATATCCCACCCGGCTGACAATGCAAATATATTAAGTGACCCCTGATATTACGATTCCGATTACTGACACTGTTATTCAGATTCCAATAGAATGGCCTGGTATTAACGTCATTATTCCAATTACTACCTAATTGAGTAATTGATTTTTATGTTAATCAATACAGGTAAAAATATCAGCGATTCTTTCAACCCATTATTTAGTTATTTATTAAGCGGCTGCCATTTGAGTCTTCCATGATGCAATGGCAGCAAGATAAACATCTGAGTCCTTGGTTGGGATATATACCAAGCGACCCCCGATAGCACGATTCCGAGCACCGACACCGTCATTCAGACTCCAACAGAACGGCCCGGCATAAACGCCACCAAGCCAATAACCACCCAATAGAGCAATTCTGTAACCATTCAGAAGCTCAGTAATATAGGTGTAGTCACCGACAGGAAGTGCGCTGTTTCCAAGACATTCAGAAGCCATAAACAACCAGTCGCATTTTGTTGAATACCCCATTGCAGAGATGTAACCAGCTTTTGCGGCTACGGTAAAACCAGCAGCTTCATAGTTATCACTATTCTTGTTCTCTGCAAAATTGAAGTCTTTGCAAATATATGGCTGACCCCCTGCCATTTTGCCATTACCCCAAATATTCACACCGTATACAAATTTCCAGATATTACCCCAGAAATTTTCTTTTCCACGCCAACAAATTGATGTTTTACCGTTATCTGTATATTCTGTTGCAACATTGCCTGGATAAACAGTTGATTTTGCAGCCCTACCTGTACCGTTTCCAATACTGGAAGTACTACCTGTTACTGCGGCATAAGAACAGGTTTTATTATCGCCAGTTTCCCACGGAATATTGACAACACCTAAACCAATCGGTGTCTGTAATTCCATAACACCCATTTCAATAATCATCAGCAGCTGTTCAGCAGACACCTGTTTGATGAGATCGCCATGCCAGTTTTCACCTCTGTTCTGTGCCAACTGTTCAACAGATGTTCTTGTGAGATTCTGTGAGTACCCAGATGCAGGCCTTACACCTGAAATACTACAAAACTTATCTTCTGCCGCATTTAACACCTGTTCATCCTGTAACAGATAAGCAGATGCAGATACATCATATACAGAGCCTTCATCTGCACTGGTCAGGAAATAATCAATCTCATTTCCATTTACATCATAAAAAGCAGGATGCAGTCTGAAACCTGGTCTTGGTTTTTCTGATACATAGTAATTTGCTTTTCTCAAATGGTAACCAATACCTGTATCAATTGGATCATATACGACCGGGCATACCAGATAATAGAACTTAGGCTGATATACCATAACCTGTCCATTTGAACCATCTTCCGCATAACTTTCATCACCAAACCAAGCACTGATAATTCCATCATCAGCAACATTACATTTACGTCTGCCACCATACATGGAAAATCTGTCAAAGTCAGTGCCGGGTGTCAGGTTAGTGGCACCTGCCAGTCTCTTAAAAGTTTTATTCCTGTAATCTACCTGTAAACCAAGAATATCATCATCTGACAGTCCAAGATATGCCCTCAGGTCAGCAACCCCTGCCAGAATTTCCTGTGAATTAAAGTTTTCACCTCTCAACTCTTCAAGGTTTGATGCGGCTGAACTATTTTCACTCTGTAATGCCTGCAATGCATTGTTTCCAGTAGTCGTGGCAGTATCTAATGCAGTCTTTGCTGTATCAGCATTTTTGATACTGGTATCAAGATCTGATTTTTTGCCGGCACTTGTTTCAATACTCTTATCCAGATTATTTTTGGATGTGGCAGAATTGGTAATACTACCGTCCAGAGCTGTTTTTGCTTTTTCTGAATTTGATATGGACTGTTCTAATGCAGTCTTTGCTGTACTTGCTGCTTTATTCAGTTCTGTAATCTTATCAGATGTATGTTTATTAATCTGGTCTTCTGCTGCGCTTTCTTTTTCTGTAATGTAGGACGCAATCTGACTTTTTGCTTCCTGAATAGATGCAGTCTGCTGATCTTTCACAGTTTTGACTGCGACATCTTTCGTTTTATTTATTGCTGTGTCTGCTTCGCTTTTCTTTTCTTCGACATGACTATCAAAAGCTGTCACGGTATTGTTGATGTTCTGTTCAGACTGAGCGGCTGCCTGTTTTGATGTTTCTGCGTCACTTGCGGACTGTTTTGCCTTTCCAGTTGCTTCGACAGCTGCATTCATATTTAAAGTCACAGTCTCCTGTTTCTGTGTAACATCTGACTGCATTTCTTCCACTGTTTTCTTTGCAGCTTCTACCGCTGTTCTATCTGTTGCAACCTGTGTTGCAGAATCTGCAAAATTAGCCAACACCTGGCCAAATTCTTCACGGGTTCCTGTGTAACCCTGTGCTACTGCATCAGCATAGGCAGTCACACATCCCAAATCTGTTTCTATCATGACATCATAACCCCCAATCTCCCTTTATCATTTATCTTAAAATCCAAACTCTGTACAATATTTTCTGTACGGGATAAATATAGATGTCCATCTTCCCGTATTTCCATGTGACAGAAGCCATTCTTTGTCGCAACTTGTTTCGCCTGATCTGCATAATACTTTGCATTGTCTTTATCACGTTCTGAATAAAGTTTATGCCCATGTGCCCAGGATTCCGACTCGGTTGCTCTGGTATCTGCCATATGTGCGGCTTCTTTTGTCTGCCTTGTATATTCCCCAACAGCGGTCAATGTGTAGTGGAATAAATCAATGTCTTCGGGAATTTCAAATCCTTCAGGCTCTGGCCGTTTATTTACAAACATCATCACGGTATTTACAGTTTTTCCTGTTTCAGGTGTTGATAGATAAATATAAACAGTGATAGCTTGTCTCTGTTTAAGTGACTCGTTTGGAATATCAACATAAAACTTATTATTCTCGGTATAACCTGTTACAACTTTTGCTTCTTCCAATCCCTTCCAGAATAAATGAACCTCAAATACATCCGGGAGATTAAGTCCATTAATTTGTAATCTTTGACCATAATCATATTGCCAAAGTCCGTCTACTGTAATTTCTTCACCATAATTGGTGAAATTCGCAATCAGCATTATTTAAACACCCCTTTATTTAGAAAGTTTATTTGTGTTTACATAGTTTTTAATTGCTGTAATATGTTCTTGTAGTTCATCACTCATGACAATAAAACTACCTTTGTTGTTTGTGCTGATTATATTTCCCTCTGAGTCAAGGGTAGTAAAGGTGAAAGATATTCTTTCACCTTCACCTGTTGTGATTATTGCTATTCCTGTAAGTCTGTTAAGTTCCATAACGATTCCTCCGTTTCCTTTATTACTTGTCCCATACTTTGTTTAAGAATTTTTATTGTTTTCTTTTCGTTATTAGATGCAATCTGTAACATTTCTTTGTCTTCTGGTTTTTCCAGACGCTCGTACTCGTATTCTTTTTGAATACACTTAACTTCCCACGAAAATGGAAGATTGGCGGATCCTCGTACAACAAAATAATTGTAAAATTTTTCTGTTTTATTTACATATAGATTTCCCTCGCCTTCCGGTTGAATAAATACTAAATACTCCTGTGTTCCTACAGTTTCTTGGAATATATCATCAATTTCTATCAGACAGATGCCATTTTCGTCAGTTGTACCATGCCCCATGTCCCCAAAATAGGGCATTGCTGTTTCGTAGCAGTATTGAAGTCTTTCACCATAATTCTTAGTGTCAACTCTACGGCTTTTCGAACCTCTTACATCCAGATCACCTCTCATGACTACCTTGTTGTAAAATGTAGTGGTACAATCAGACTCAAAATTTACATAATTGTGAAAACTAAGCATATTTCCGCCGGTTTCCATTAATTCTGTGCCACCAGCATCATATAAGACCATAGCTGTGAGTGCCGTATTATCTCCATCACCACATGACAAATATGCACCACTGGACGCATATAACTTTCCATCCACCAGTTGTACTACATGTGGGCCATATGTTGATGTATCGCCATCACTAACAATAATTCCATCTTCTCCTACATACACCGCACTATCTGTTTTAGCATGTAAAAGACCTCTATTAATTGATTTCCCATATTCTAACGAGTATTCATCAATGGTAAAAGCAGCAATCTTTCCATTTTTTGCAGTTAATCCTTCATTATTCCATGCACCAATTACTTTGTTAGAAGAATTTAAGATCTGCATTTCCCCATTTCCATTATTGCTACCGCCTAACTTAAGTGTCCCACCCTGTGCATAAGTAAATGATATATATAGTTGCTTGTCTTTCAGATATATGCCCTTTGCTTCACCATTATTTGTCAGAATGTTAAAAATGGTTTCCTGATCCAACTGTTTCATGAGTTCCTCAACGTCTACTTTTGCAACTTTTTTCCACTGTGCTGTGGCACTGGATGCGGTACCAGTGTATTTCCATAACATATTGATGTTATTGCCATAATTGTTATGATTAGGGGATTCTGGATAAGTACTTCCTGACACGTTAGTCACAGAATATGAAGGCAGTGCTTTTGTTGTGCCGCTTACTTGTGATTTATCCAGCATTATTGATGCAATACTGTCTATCTTAAATCCATAGAAAGAACAACTGCTTGTATCAGTTCGCCAGTATAACCAAAATACATTGCCCGGCACCTGTACTTTCTTTCCACCAAAACTTCCACCTAATTTTGGTAAGGCTTTCTTCACTCCATTATCTTCGTAATAGATTTCAACCCAGTCGAAACTAACAGATTCTGTTTTACAATTACTATTGAATGTGATTTCCAGACCTGCGGTACCCGTGCTAAAAATATATACATCACCCGTTGATGGATTGATAAATGTATCGCCATTGTGCTTTTCATAGTCAGCTGCTTTCCAACCAGATGCAGGCTGATTAGATAATGTCGGCGTGTAATTCCCGTACCAGTTTCCTGTTTTATCCTGCATGGCAGAATCTACATAAGATTTTGCGGCAGATTCCGCAGCGGCTCCTGCCACATCTTCAATTGTTTTTCCACCTAGCTGAAAAGAATTTGCTACAATGTCAACTTTTCCAGTTGCTGTATCAGCTTTGAACATAATATTTCCAGCAGAATCTAATACTGTAAATGCTCCGGTATTGATCCAGTCTGCATTAATTCCGATACTATTCAGAATTTTCGTAATCATAGTACCATCTACGAGAAGACCTGCATTCCATGTATTGCCGCCATCTGTGCTTACGGTCCATCCTTTAGAATTTAATTCAAATACAACTTTAGATTCTTCCATGGTTGAGTGATCACACATATAATATACTTTGGTTCCATCTGTCAGTGTCTTAATGACCGGGTACAGTCCTGCCTGATTTTTCATTGCATTTTCCAGATATTCTGCTGTTTTTTCCCACTCTGTTTTATTTTTTTGCAGCTGTTTTCTTAATTTCTGATATGTTTTAGTTGCTGCGGAAAATCTTTCGGCACTATTGCGTAGTGCCGATTCTGCGTTATTTGACATTTGATTGTCTGCATCAATAGAAAATACAACATTAGTAAAAAAAGTCTTATATGACTTTAATTTACGGTCATATACTATTGCTCCATCCCCCGCTTCAATCGTAGGGTCTTGCAATGAACTGACAGTCATTGGTCTGAACCTCAATCCAACAACACGCTCACCAATCATAGACGCTATTTCAGCAGCGTTGGTACTGTTGATGAATTTATTCCCATCAATGACAGAAGCATATCCATCCGATCCAGACTGATAAGTTACCTGTCCAGATTCTCCACCGTCTGTAACAACCCTTACACATGTAATTACTACATCATCTGTATCGGCAGTTATATCTGCAACAACATTAGTCTGTAAGGTATGTATATTCTTGCCGGCTGTCAGATCTGACATGTTGTACCATCCGGCTGTCAGCTGTCCATCTTTATTACATTTCCAGAAATGTCCTGAAATCTGTCCAACCCATGTCAGGGCATCCCGGAAAGTCATTGTAGAATCGTCAGGTTTATCCGAAATAACATAGTCATAATGTTCAAACTGTAAAGAATCAGTTGCCAAAGTCACACCGCAACATCTACATGCATCCTGTATGATCTGCAAAAGTGTAGCTGGATAAGTAAGATTGCTTTTTTCATAACTCACATCAAATTTATGCATGTTATCCAGACATTCAAGCGTGATGATATCACCGTCGTAGCTCGGATCATCTACTGTAAAAACGCCCTTATTAACTGCTTCTGTTTTACCGTCTAAGTCTAATGATACTTTTACATCTGAAATCACAGCATTTGTAAAATCATAATCTGTAAAATCATCATACATATTGTTCAGTCTTAAAGTGAACTTCTGGACGATTGCTGAACCTATATCAAAACCGTTTGTATTGGATGTAGAATCATCAACCACAAATCCATTTTCCCACAGTTGACTATCATTAATAGGTATTGCCTTACCGGACGCTAATGTAATTGTACAGGATCCTGAAAAATTTCTGTTATCATCTTCCAATGCCGTCTTGAATGCGGCTGATACATTAATCATGGTCATTACCTCTCAATCACGTCAAAATCAAGTGTGGAATAACGCTCATGACCTTTTGCCCACCATTTCACGTCTGCTTCCATGTCACCGGTATAAAACTCCCTTGTCACATCCCGCCCTTCCAAAGGATCCCAGTATGTAACCATCACATACTCAGGATCAAACGCCTGAAGGATTGCCGTGATCTGGGTCTTTGTCAGATTTACCCAGCCAAGGCTCAGGGTACGCTTCTTTGCGATCCTGTTCTTATGCATCTTGACATCCTGTGTTCTTCCTGCATTCTTCGCAGATACATCTGATTTTTTCCATTTAAACTTGGAAACTTCCTTGGGTAGTGTCACACCACCCACTTTAATTACAATGTTGTCCATGTGACACCCCCTGTTAAATCGTCTCAGTTACCGCAAAACGATAATCATATTTCTTCTTGCCTTTACGGACCACCTTATATAGTGTTTCGCTGTCAGCTTTCAGTGTAAATTCAAGAGTAACTTCTTTTTCAGAATCATCCCTTTCAAGGATTCCGCTGGCATTGAATGCATCAAGTACAGCTTCAAATACACCATTCTTGATTCCTTCAACGATCTGGTTGTTATTGGCTACTGCGTTTCGACTTCCCATTTTACCGACCATCTCAGGTCCTGCTTCATTGGCCACAAACAACTGTCCCGCTTCCGGGAAACCACCTTTCGCATACCATTGTAAATTGAAACGTGGAAGTGAGAATGAAAAATTACCAATGTTAATGGATCCACCAGACCAGTCCCAACCGATATGCGGCATAGGGATATGGAAATTTGAGAATCCTTTTGCAAAATTCTGTATTGCATTTCGGCCTACATTAAATAGGTTTGGAATTGCAGACGAAATTTTGTTTGGAAGATTACTTAAAATCGTAGTAAATGTACTCCAGTTACCATTAAAACCTCCTTTTAAACCTCCCACGATATCTTTTCCTTTTGATGTTACTTTTTCTTTCAGATTTCCAATCTTGGTAAATACTTCATCCTTAATCTTTCCAACATACCTCAAAAATCCGCTTTCTTTTACAGATTCCCAGCCAGTCTTTAAACCAGTAATAGCATCTGAACCTTTTGATTTAATCCAGGATTTTGCATCACCTGCTTTAGTCTTGATATAACTTCCAATCTTAGATGCTGTCTGTCCAACAGTGCTTTCCTTTACAGACTCCCATCCGGTTTTTAGTCCTTCCAAGGCATTTTTGCCTTTTTCTTTCAGCCATTCTTTCGCATTTCCCAGCTTGTCCTTAATCCATCCTGGAAGTTTTTCTACCCAGGATAAAAGTGACTGTAAATTATCTTTCAGACCTTTAAGCAGACCACTGATAATATAAGTACCCTGCTCTGCCATGACAGTTGATGGTGAGTGAATACCAAAGGCATTTTTAAACCCTTTTATAAATGGTGTAAAAATATGTTCTTTTATCCATCCACCAATGCCAATTATTCCATCTTTTATCCCTTTCAGAATACCTAACGGAATATTGCCACCACATTCTTCAATTTTCTTCTGGAAATATTTCTTTGCTCCTGTAACAGCATCAGAAATAAGTCCACCGAAAAATGCAGATAGCCCTGCAAATGCTGCGCCCAGTAATTCAAATAATCTGTCAGCTATGCCGTTCCAGTCAACTGAAGCAATACCATCTCTGACTTTTTCACCTAATGTCCACCAGTCAACGTTCTCAATCACAGATATACCAAAATCAAGAATTCCTTTAATTCCAGTTGAAAAAGTCTGCCCTATGCCAACGAAATCAATCGTATTAACTGCATTGTTTATGGCAGTTGCAAGCGAGGTACCAGCACTGATCCAGTTGAAATTGCTGACTGCGGTATGAAAGAAGTCTATAATGGTATTAATACCATTACCGAATGACCTGCCTACCAGCCCCCAGTTGGTTGTCTGGATGAAACTGTTCAGTGTATCAGTGATACCTTTTGATATGTTCCGAACTGTTCCCCTGATGAGATTCCAGTCCAGACCGCCCAAAGCACCATTGATACCATTGCCAATTGCCTTACCAAGGCTGTCCCAGTGGAAATTTCTGGCAAATGTATTTGCCATACCAAAAGCGGTATTGATACCTTGTGCAAGGGTATTACCAACCAGTTTCCAATCGACAGTTTCAAGGAAACCATTCAGGAAAGTGGCAACACTCTTTGCAATCTTGTTACAGGTGTTCTTGATCTTATCCCACGGAATACTCTGCAATGCGGCATTCAGTTTTTCACCGACCATCTCACCTATCTTTGTGAAATCAGCTTCTTTCCATGCCTGTTTGATCAAGTCGGCCAGTCCTTTGATTTTTGACGGAATTTCTTTTGTCTCAAACATATCAGATGGTGATAAGCCACCTGATGTATCAGCTCCATTATTACCGCTATCATCAGAGCTGCTGTTGTCATCCATTTTGTTGATCTGGTCAAATCCAAGGATGGTACGTTGCAAGTCTTTGTTTGCCTTCTGCGCATTTTTTGCAGATGATGCATTATTATTCAGACTCTTTGCATAGTCCTGCTGAACCTTTTTTGCAGTGATATAAGTGCCTTTTCCTGTTAATGCACTCGTCAACTGACCAAATGTGTTCACCACTGAAATGATCTTCTGTATGAGACTATTCAGTATTGGTGCTACCACATTCAATATCGGTGCAAATGCCGCCGCAAAAGCATTTTTTAACTGCGTCAGGGAAGACATCAGCATTGAAATACTGTTATTTGTCTCACCACTGTACTGTGCTAGGTTTTTGAATCCATCTACTAACGCACTTCTCAGCTTGTTCACCAAAGCAAAAAGTGACCTGATACCGAACGCATATTTGAGAATGTTTTTTAATCCACCGCCCAGTCCACCAGATGCTGATTTTGTTGCACCTGTGAACCTTCGTAAAATAGGAATACCGCTTGTAAACTTCTGTATGAGTGCGGCGAATGCACCAGATGTTCTTTTAATGACTGTGGTTACCTTTGTCAGTGCAGACGCTGTACCACTAATAATCTTTTTCAAACCACCCCAGCCCTTTTGAGCAGCATTCAGTCCCAAATTTCCAAGACCTAACGCACCTTTACCAATTCCTTTAAAGATTTCTTTCGGTATAGAATAGCCCCTTGTAAACGCAGTACCGTCAGAGACCATCTGGTTCGCTTGAGCTTTATAGTCTTTTACGGTATCACTTGTCCTGGATATATCATTTTTCAGCTTTCTCCACTCTGAGCTTTCTTTTGATACTCCCAGTGCTTGCAATTTTTTCTCTTTTTCCTGATATTTACCAAGTTCCTTGTTTACGTCAGCAATTTTACTCTGTACTTTTTGATATTCCTCTGTAGGTATCTGATGTGTAGCTTTGCCAGAAGTTTCCAGAGCTTTTGCTTTTTCCTCATATTCCCAGAGTTTACCACGAGCTTGTTCAATATCATAAATAAGGCTTCGCCATTGTCTGCTATCCTTTTTCACACCTGTCGCTTCAAGTTTGTCGCCTTTCTCATCATATTTCTGCAATTGTGCGTTTACAGCAGCTATAGCATCCTTTACTTTCTTATACTCAGCTGTAGGAACTTGTTTATATGCTGTTCCGTCAGCTTTCATTCTTTCACTTTCAGCTTCATATTCCTTGAGACTTCTTTGTGCGTGGTTTATATCATATATAAGATTTTTCCACTGTAAATTTTCTTTTGACTTTCCTGAATTCTCAAATTTTTCCTGTTTTGCGATTAATGCTGAAAGTTCTTTTTCTGCATTTTTAATACTGGACTGTATCTCCTGATATCCCTCTGTAGGTACTTTAATTCCGGCTTTCACTTGAAAGTCAGTAATTGACCGTTTCAGCTTCTGCATCATAGAAAGCTGCTTTTTTACCGGTTCCGTAACATTTCCAGCATTTATGGCCTGTTTGATTTTTGATGTTTCAGCCTGCACGGAATCACTGACATCTTTACTTACTTTCTGAGCTTTTTCCATCTCTTTCTTGTAAGAAGCTGTGGATGCTTCCAGAATGACTTTCAGTTTTGCAAGTGTATCACCCATACATTTTCACCCCCTTCCCGATAATAAAATAAGCAGGGTTACATTCCCTGCTGCCTTCGTCTGTTAAATTCATCAGCCCACCGTCTGCGCTTGTCCCTATAATCGGCAAGTTCCGCTGCCATCTTCTGATGTTCATAATTTTCTTTATCTTCTTTGAATGTTTGTGGGTAGAAATCCCATGGATTACAAAGTTCAGCCTTTTCATTGAACAAGGTTGAAAGGTTCAGTGTCAGAGCCTTTGACAGAATAAAGTTATCACTGATCTGCTGTTTCCTATCTCTTGCTCTGCATCTGACATAACTCTCCATCATATCCATGATCTCATTTAAAGTGGAATCCCAAAATAATTCAGGCCGTATTCCACAATCTAATGCATCCGGGTAAATCGCCCACAAATATTCGCTTGTAGTTGTTACAATTCTTCGTCTGTTGCTTCCAGAATTTCCGCTGCCATCTTCGGCGTAAAAAAACCAGATACCGCCAGAGTCGGAATCACAACATTTTTGTACAGATCAATCTGACTTCCACCCTCTTCAACATATTTGTCAAACAGGTTCAGAATATCATCATACTTAACCCCATGTTCCCACGGAAGCATTGCCGCCTGGATGATAGTAAGCATTACAGATAATGCCGGCATATCATCCACCAGATGCATGACGTTACATTTATATTTATTTTCCAGCTTTTCAATATTGGACGCTTTAAGTTTCAGACGGTAATCTCTGCCACCTACTGTCCAATAATGAAAAGGCTTTCTTTTCTTTTTTTCTTCATCCAAATCTACAATTTTTGTTTCTTCTTCCTGATTTTTTACTTCTTTGTCTAAACCGCCCATGTTATATCCTCCTGAATTTTCTTAATAAAAGACCCGGTATTATGCCGGGTCTGTATAAGTAATATCTGACTGTACCATCATGGTCACTTCAAATTCGATAGCACCATTGACACCGCCACCTGTACGCTTAACAGATACCTGAGCAGCAAAATCAATTGTGCTTTTATCGGCATCAGTTTCACGAAAATACAGTGTCGTTCCATCTTTATCTGCCTGTCTTAACATACGATATGGACAATCCGCTTTTGAATTATCATATTTGAATTTATATGTCATTTCAGGCAGATCACCGATACCTTTTTCATACTTCTTATGTGGATCAGTCAGGACCGTATTGTCCACCTTTTCCGGATCTGATCCAATATCCGGAATTTCTTTTAAACCCGGAAGGTCTGTATAAGTTGTTGAGCTTCCGGAAGGGGCAGTTTTAGAATAGCCCAGTTTTGCTCCATTTGCTAACATTTATCTTCACCTCTTTCTTAATTCCAGTACACTATGTCGGAACTCATATCAATGATTCCTTCATAGCGCATTACTTTATGTTTCAATCCGCTTGGATCTGGTGCATCACCGCAATAGGTTCTCACCAGACCTAAAGCAGAAACAGCAACATCAACTGCAAGGGCTGTATCAGATGTGCTCTGGTTGTGCCATATATCAATTTTATATGACACCTTAGCCTTCTGTTCAGCGTTGTCAGTACGTTCCCACACGCTGTTATTTTCTTCTACATATTGAATAGTTGGGAAGTTCGCCCAGTCTTTCGGATATGTGTCTGACACATTCTCCGTAACGGTGAGAAGTGCTGCATATACCTGATCTTTTACATTTTTCATCTTGTCACCTTTTTCAAATCTTTTTCGAGTGCTGCTTTAATTTCCTGTGTTACGTCATCCCTCAATTCTGCAAAAGCAGGATACATGAAAGGCTGCGCAACCTGACCTTTTGTATAATATCCAATGACTTCGCCGTCTTTCCCTTTTGCGATACCAAAACCATACTGTTCAGCATCATCTGGTGACATTGCGTCAGCTGGTATCATCCAACCCGACTGGGAATATACAGGGTCAACGTCCGGGGATATACCGTTGTGATGCGCTTGTCCTGTGGGGCCAGTGCCAAACTCAACATAAGGTGCATACTCTGAATTGGTATATATCTCACTGTGAATCAAGTCTTCCTGTCGTTCTGTACTAACATGGATTGACTGTCTTAATGATCCATCCCCGGAACCATACCTTCGGACAGGACATAATTCTTTAGCTTGTGCCTGAATGCGTAAAGCCTGTTCGTGTACTTTTGACTGTAAACCGCCTTCAGCCATATCAACAAGTCCTGAAAATTTCTGCATCAGATCATCACTCATATCTTCTCCAACTCCATCTTTAGTTGTCGGTAAGGTTTAATTGCAATGATCCGGTAATCTGGATCAGATTCTTCATCAGCAAAAATACAGATTCCATCCTGTTCTCTGAAAACCAAATCATTACCGAAATCAAAAGAAGCACCCTGTTTTTCCCTTATAATCTGATATGCACCATCAAGTTTTAGGTTCAGTATATAGTTCAGTCTATCTCCATATTGCTGAACCTGCACTTTACCAGATGCAGGCCACTGTTCCCCTAAAAAGGGGACTCCTGTTCCCCATTCTTCTGTTGAACACCCCTCTTTATCTTTCTTTGAGATTCTCTTTTTCAGATAAAATGTGTTTAGTCTACTTCTTTTTATTCTCATAAACCTTACCACCTACCCGGCAAATACGATAACGATTAAGGGTGTCAAAAATCTGCTTCGGTGCGTCATTGAAGTTATAGGTTTCTCCACCCTCTGACCTACTGTTTTCGCCCTCTGTCCCCATACGATTTAGAGCAATCACGGCAAGATCACGAACAGGCTTTTCAAGCGGCTGTATGATTTTTGTACGCATTGTATAAGCCAATACGAAAGATTCTACATCATCAAGAAGAACAGCAATCAGTTCTTCATCCTGTTCACCTGTCAACTTCTCTACAATACGCACATCAGACGGTCTTACCATCCGCATTCACCCCATTTTCTGTTTTTCCTTTTCTTTTTGGTTTGGAATCAGTTACAACAGGGACTTTTGACCAGCCATCTAATAACAGCTGGTCAATAATTCCCTGTGAATCATCATCAATGATTCTTTCAACATTTTCCTTAATCAGAATCATTTACATCCCCTCACTCAGCGTCTTTGATTGATACAAATACAGAATCAATCTTGTTTTCAAGCACCCACAGATCATGATGTCTACGATAATTCATCTTCCAAGCATCTGCATCCTGGTTCTGATCCGGTGTAAAGATTTTCATTTTGTCCTGTTTTGTTACCGCAATCGGTGTAGTTCTTGCAGTAACGATAAAGTTGATGTCTTTTGCAGTAGTGCCTTTGATATAACCACCTGCTTCCTGACCTTTTGTTTTACCGTCATACAGGGTAATTGCAGAATACATTCTGTTTGACGGTACAGAAATAAATGGTACACCGTCAATAGATGGTACCTGCGTATTGATTCCACCCTGAGAAAATGTCATTGCTGTAATCTTACCAGCGAGTTCCAGTTCCAATTCAGTAATGAAATCAGAGGTTGCCATAATAACGAGCGGACCATTGTATCCGCAATCACGAACAGCCTTGATACCTTCTTTTGCTTTTCTGAGGGCAGATGTGTTTGCTGCTCCAGGTGTATAACCATAAGTTACCATACCTGCTTTTTTTGCAGTGACCGCAGTAGATGCCAACTTAGAAATACGGTATGCATCAATCTCAGGTACCACATGCACTCTCTGAAATTCTCCCATAACCGCAGCGGCAGTTGTCACAAAACCAGTTTCGTCAATATCCATTGCGTCAAGCTGGAATTTACGTCCTCTGTCCTGTGTCATTGTGAGTGTTTCGTATGCCATAGTAGCACCACCCATAACATACCCGTTGTCACGGTCATAGTTTGCGAGTCCCTGAACAGACAGTTTCGGGATCTTTACTTCTTTACCACCGCTGTAAATAACCTGTCCTGCATTGGCATCCATCCAACCAGTTACAGCTTCCTGTACAGCTAACTTATCAAGAGTACGCTGAAACAGGGTTTCAGTTGCTAAAGTATTAATAGCCATATATTTCACCTATCCTTTTCTTTAATATCCACGCATTAATTTTTCAACCTGCGCTTCCAGTTCTTTGTTACCTTCCGGTGCCTTCTTCTGAGGGTCGCCGCCTTTTAATTTTTCCTGAACTGCTGCTTCAACAGCTTCCTGAAAAATCTTTTCTACAGTTGCAATGGATTTATTGCAGCTGTCAGCGTCTGTATATACAAGGAGATCAGCAAGAGAAGGTGGAAGTTTCTTTTCAGCAAGTGTATTTTTTGCTTCTGCTTTCAACTCACTCTTTGTGATTGCTGCTTCTCTGTCAGCAAGTTCTTTTTCTTTTTTCTGCTGCATATACTGCGCCTTTTCATCTTTGTTCATTTTCGCCAGCTTTTCAGCTTCTGACAACTTATCGTTTGTCAGAGCTTCCCATTTTTCCTGTGCTTTCTGAACAGCAGTATGAATTGCTTTGTTGACTCTTCTGTCAAATTCTGCCTGGTTCCCTTCCCCTTTCAGGAAATCATCAAATGACTGTGGTTTATCATCACCAGACCCACTATCATCACCTTCACCGCTACCGGATCCACCGCCGTTACCAGGATCAGCACCGGAACCAGCACCATCTCCTTCTGCAAAAAGCTGTAAATTCATAGGAACCTTGCATCTGCACTGTGTAAGTGCTCTAAAAACTTTATTTCTCATATTTATCCTTTCCGCCCAACCTATTCCCGTAATGGGCCTGGGTCATTCGTCTTAGATTTACAGTTCTTTAACGTCTGCTGAAAAAAGACAAAATAAAAAGACCCTCAGGTCTCTACTTCTCAAGTGCTTTCGCTGTGGTTGTTTTCTCTGTCACAATTTCAACCACTCCTTCAGCCACAAGATGTTTCGCTCTTTCTTCTGTTACTTCCCAGACTGCACCTGGAAAACGCTGCATCTTCTCAACTGGCTGAGTCACATCATTAAATCTCTGAATACATTTAACTTTTACCATTGGTATTTCCCCTTTCTCTATAATCCTTCTTCAACAGCTCCCACTTCTCAGGCTCCTGGTATTTTAGTTTCTGGAACCCTGTAAATGATGCAGGTACACCATCAATACCTGATTTCTTATACTTCTGATATTGCGCTTGGTCAGAAGCCTTATTTTGTATTGCCTTTTCCTGCCCTTTCGCCTTCGGGTTATCTTTTACATATTTTTTATACCATTCCTCATAGGTCATGGAAGCTGGAACAAGTTCAGTTCTGCCCGTTTCCGGGTTCAGTGCTCGTCTTTTCAGTTTTTTTATATCATCCTCTGATATGACTGCAATAGTGGTACTTCTACACCACGGATGCATAGGTGGATAGTTCTTTCCAACCTGCCTGTCCTTCAGGAAAAACCTTTTCCCATCCAGTGACCGACATATCTCAGATGTACGCAAGTCCAAAGTCGCAAGAAACTGATACTTTTGCAGATTACATTCTTCATATGCTTCTGCGTTCAGTTCCCCGGAAACAAACGCTGCTTCTGTACGAACCAAACGCCTTGCTTCAAAAATCCCCTGGTCAAATTTATTTGCAATAATTTTCACGGCTTCATTTTCAGGCCGCCCAGTAATCAGATCAATCAGTAGTTCTTCTTTAATTGCTTTTGTCAGTGTTTTACTATTCTTCCACAGACGTTCAGAATAGTGTTTTCCACTCCAAGGCATAGAAATAACTTTATCAATCTGTTTCCTGTCTATATGAGCAAAACTGAAAGCATATGATGTATTGTGCTGTATCTCATAAATCTGTCTGTAATAAGAATCATTCGCCAGATCCACAAAAAAATCACCAGCAAGTATTTTTTCCTGCTGGTAAACATTGTTCATCACAATATCAAGTTGATTCTGTATCTGTCTTAATCGGTCAATTCTGAACTGATACGCTGGTGCATCCAGCTGTGCCAGTATTTCCTGATTTCTTCCATCCTGCTCTAACAGTCTTTTCAGTTCTTCCAATGAAGAGGAATCCTGTAACTGGCTAATCAGCCGCCTTGCTTCCGCTTCTGTCAGACCATGACTGTTCTGATACCTGTCAAATATCTTTCCAGCTTCATATATCAGCCATTTAGACGCTTTTCTATATAACGTGGCTATTTCATCCGCTGTCTGTTCAGCATCACACATATGATGATATATGAGATAATTTGCCCTATCTATCCAGTATCGTTCATTATTCATTTACCTTTCCATCTTTCTTTTTAGGATCCTTTTTATCATCCTGACTGCTATCAGGTTCATCAGAATCAGATGTATCTGTATCATCCGGTGGCGTGTTTGCCGTCATAGAAAACATTTCCTGCTGCCGTTTCAAATCATCCTCTGCTTCTTTCTCCACAGTCTTCAGTTCTTCTTCTGGATCATCCACAAAAGGAATCTGGGCCAGTAACGTTTTCTTTCCAACCTTACCCCACAGATTAGATACAATCTGACTGATCTCTAACAGGTTCTTCGGTAATGCCCTGGTAAATGTAGGAACAATACCGGCAACATCAAAACTGATTCCCTTATTTGCATAAAAATTAGCAAATATCCTCAGTCTCTTTCTCAGACCCTTTTTGTAATACCGGGTCTTGATCTTGGTTATATTTTCCATCCCCAGCAGCTTAAATTCCATAGCCACCCCGGAAACATTACCACCAAAGTTCTCATCCGACATACAAGGGATATGTGAAAACTTATGGATATCCTGCTCAATAGCTTTCTTCAGGATCTCAACGCCGTTTTCATCAAAGGTTCTTGTCAGGTATTCTGCTTTTGTGCCGTCAGGCAGTTCCAGAATCTTCTTTTTCTTCAGTTCTTCCTGTGCTTCGTCAGCAGAATCACTGATCTTGTTCCCTTCTTCGTCATACTCATCACCATCTGATAACAGTGTCCCATATATGGCAAGGATAGCATCAATAAACTGTTCCTTGTCCGTTACACGGTCACTCATCAATGCATTGTATGCATCAATCAATGGTATCTGTAACTCAAAGTCACCCAGCCCCATCTTATTGTTTAGGTACTCAATGATGGGGACTTCACCTTTGTAATGTGGTTCACCCTGTTCATAGGTGGGCTGAATACCATCAACGTTCTGAATATTCAGAATGTACTTGTAATGTTCCGTAACCACAGTTGCAATATACTTTGTATCTGTCCGGTCAGAAGCATCACGTTTTGCATAGTAATATACAGCAAACAGTTCATTCTGCTCAATCGTATCATCATACACAACAAAGGTGTTCGCTGGTGACAAATTCTTTATCATCAGGTCTGTTTCATCTTTTTTGGTGTAGATGTATTCATAAGCCCTGCCAAAAATAGATAAGTCCAGACCGTTGTCACCGTCAGCTTCATCTGCTCCGGCGTATTCTAACTTATCCGTCAGGTCTGTGATATCTGTCTGTGCCTTATATGTAACCGGGTTACCGATAAAGTATGAACTGGCAGTATCAGAAATATCCTTTGCATGGTTGCATACCAATTTGTTCTCCCGGTTCTTATCATTCAGGATCTTATGTTTTCCCTCATAGTAGTCTTCAAGAGTAATCAGGTGATCCACAAAACTCCTGTGTTTTAATATCAGGTGTCGGATAACCTGCTTATCAATACTCAATTCATTCCAGTTCTCAGCTGGTAATGTAAATACGCGCATAACTATCAACCTTTCATAGTTTTCAGCTTTGCCAGCTGATTACTCAAAATCGTATAAACAAAGTATCTGACAGCATCCATTGCATGATCGTGCTGTTTCACTGGTTTATCTTCTCCCCTGTCTGCCGCCTTTTCATCCCAGATGTATGACTGAAACTCAGCAATAGTGTTTTCACAGCTGTCACAGAAGAACAGCTTTTTAAGGTTCAGCAGTGTAGCAACCAGCCTGATGCCATCCAGTACATCATTTCTTGCTTTCAGTACTTTATATTTTCGTTTTCTCAGTTCCGCAATAAAAGAAGCAGCTGATGGGTCCACAATCATTGCCCTGATTTTGGTATCACCTAGCCACTTTTTCAAGTCTTCTGCATATTCTGCATCAGTTTTCTGTTTTGACTTGTCACGTCCTGAATAGTAATATTCCCGGACGCAGTACCAATTCCCATCAGTAGCCTTATTCCATAACAGAAATACAGTAGCATTCTGGGTACCATAGTCACATGACACATATCTGCATGAAGGATTATTTATCAGTTTACCTTTTATTTCATCATATTTGACAATATGTTCATCTTCACTGAACATATCATAAATAATTCCCTCAGCAACAGCCCATAACCCGAGGATGTACCGCTTGTAAAACACCCCAGTGTACATGCTCCTGTATCTTGTCTTGATTTTCTCAGACAATGACAGGTTATCATCCATTGTAAAATGCAGATACAGGATGTTCTTTTCCTTGCACTTATTTATCCAGTTCTGTTTGAACCAATGGTACGGCCCGTCAGGGTTACAGTTGAACCACATCTTTGAACCATCAACAGAACAACGTCCAGTAGCCTGATTGACAAATGATTCTGGCATCAATGCCACTTCATCAAAGAACACACCAGCCAATGTGATACCCTGCACCAGATCCTGCGAACGTTCATCTTTACCACCAAAGATATAGTAAAAGTTTTCTACATCCCCACGACTGACTACCAGAAGGTTATCAGCTCTGTGATCTGTAACTGAATACCCTCTGCTTCGCAACATCAGCTTCAGCCAGAACAACACATTTCGTCTGAATGATCCGATAGTTTTACCACACATACCGAAGTTCTGCCCGTCAAAATTGGACATTGACCACATGACAAAGGATAAGCACATTGATATTGTCTTTCCTGATCTGATAGCACCATCTGCAATTATTCCATCTGCATCTTTTACAGGTGAAGTATCACACCACCAATTCAATACCTTGCGCTGTTTCTTTGAGAATGGCTGAAACTTAAATACCTGTTTCTTCATCATTCCAATCCTCAGCAACAGAAGAATTTAATGCTTCCAGGAATCCATCATCCGCTGTTTCTTCAACATCATTCAGCTGGGCTTTTGCTTTCATTGACTGGATCCTTGTCTTCTGTTCTTCAGTAGCCAGTTCCCAGTTTGCGTGAAGCATTTCGTCATACTGCTTTATCATGCGGCTCAATTCAGCCTGCGCCCTTGCCTGTGCCTTTAAGAAATTATTCTGCTTGTCCCATGCTTCCTGTACTTCCCAACGTTCCTCTGATACAGTCTCACCATCTTTCTCACCAATCTTGTTGATAGTTCTGTCCTGATGATCCTTAACATAGGCTATTCGCTGTGCTCTCACAATGGCAGCATACGCAATCTGTATCTGGTGCCATAACAGGTCAAGAGGATCTGCATGTTCAATTGCGTCAAAAATCTCTTTCGTTTCATCCGGCAGATACTTAGAGAAGAATCCATACTTCTCAGCAATCTTATCCCCCGGTTTTAAAGGACCGCCTTTGTTTCCTACAGCATTCCTATTCCCTATTGGTGCCCCTCTGGTTGCAACTTTTTTCTTTTTCGGTTGCAACTTTTTTGTTTTCTGGTCGCAACCCTCTTTTTTCCAATATCGCACCGCCCAGGACTTTACTGTTGAAAGGCTAACTTTATATTTTTCTGCTATTTCTTTATATTTCACACCATTCTTATAATCTTCAAATGCTTTTTCTCTCACTTCCTCATTCAATCATCACCACCCCACTTTGAGTTATTTTGTATATCGAAAAGTCCGGGAAGCTGTAAAGGAGGAAACAGCTATATTTCCCGGACAAAGTAAAAAGCACACCCCCATGACAAAAGGATGCGCTTCATGCCTAATTGAACAGTCTACACAATATCAGCTTTCCTGACTCACATTCAAGTCAAATCAGACTGCTTTTATATCAACTCTGACTCAGATTATGTCATTTATTTTCTGATGTAACTAGTTTTGTAACCAATTGTAACCAGTTTGTAACTCATTTTACACTAATCAGTTACACTCTCATCCCTTGATTTTACTGGGTTTCCGACATTTTTGTAACTAATGTAACTAATTTTTACTATATACTATTATATATATTATTTTTATTACTTCTTACTGATATACATTATAAAAAAATAATATAATAAGAACATTGCCAAAATTAGTTACATTAGTTACACCCAGTAAAATCAAGGGATAAATGAGTTACAAAACCAGTTACAAACTAGTTACAAACACCCAAACTAGTTACAAAAACATAAAAACAGAGGGTCAGCACTACACCAACCCTCAATGTTTGTTATACATCTGCATTTATTTCCTGCTCATACATCTGATAAAATTCGTTCAGTGCCGCTCCATGAATATGAAATAAATATCTCACATTGTAATTCATATCATCAGATATCTGGTTCCAGCTTTTCAGTTCAACATATCTTTCATACAAAACAGAGATATGTACATCATCCGGTAACTCATTAATCTGTTCACAAATTCTTATCTTCAGTCCAACCAAATCATCAATTTTATCATTGATTTCATCCTCTTTTTCCGAAATCTTTGCAAACAGTTCTTCATAACGACTACTTCCCGATTTACTGGTCTGCACTTTTTCACCAGTACCAGGACTGCCGATAGTATACAGCATACCTTTTAAGTTTTCTTTCTGCCGTATCATTCTGTTTATGGCTGCATCTTTCTCCCTGATCTGGTTCAGATACTCTTTTGCGGTCATTCCACAACACCTCTTCCCTACTTAAAGATACGTCCTGATTTCTTATGTCTCAATGTGACACGTCCGACAATCTCGAACCCTGCCAGATCAAGCAGCAGTCTGAACGACTGCATAACCTTGTGATTCAGCTTGTCAATCTCCTGCTCCTGTTTCTTGGCAGATCCCATTGCAACACCTGCTGTCGGATCTGAATAACCCTCACTGTTCTTATAACTCATTCTCATCATCCCCCAACTCATTAACTTCTCCAATATTATCATCTGCTCCAGCTACGATAAGGGCTGTTAAGAACACCCCCATTGTAAGTCCACTGATGAAACACAATGCCCCAATAATAAAGTACCCCACATTATCTCCCCTTTCCGTGACCTCTGAGAAAATGATCCAGTAATCTGTCACGCCAATCTTCTCTATGTTTTTCACAGGAATCCTCATCATCTACTAAGATTCCCTTGCGATCACAAAAACCATCTTCGTTGTCAATACATGTCCGACATGTCTTATCAATCATATCTTTATCACTCCCTTACAAATATCTTTCTGACCGTGTTATCTATTCTGCTGGATATAATTTCAAGGTGAAGTCTTTTCTTGATCTGCTTACTGAATACAATCTTACCCATAGGCTGCATATTATTATCTGCACAGAATACCTGATATCTTTTATATACGTCTGCTGTTGCTTCGTTCTCAATACTTTCAATGCCATTATCTTCAATGAATGCTTTAATAGGGTTGTTCTCATTTTCGTATTCATCCAACTGCTGCTGAACTTTTTTCGATTTAGTGAAACCATTATTTTCAATGATTCTTTTCAGTCCATCAATACCAATCTTAATCATGTATTCTACTGAACTTTGTTCATTCAGTTCATACTTAATATAAGGACGGAATTTAGGGTCAATTGTAACTCCATCTTCCAGATACTTTGAGAATCTGGCATTAAATGGGATAATAACTAAACGTCTGAGAACTGCGCCAGTTTTGTCTTTCATTCTTGGAATATCATTGGCACTGAACAGTAGCTTTGTATATGGGTTAAATTCAAACGGATCCTGACCTTTTCTTTCAGCCTTGATTCTGTCACCAGTAACAATTTTCTTAAATACTGCCACCTGAGAACCTTGCAAGAAATCATCACCGATATCATCACCTAAATTTGCCAGCTTTCCGAATATCATAGATGTACTGAACCTGTCCCCCAGTTCTTTCAGATCCAATGCAGATGTGTTTGCTTCACCGAGAATTGTTCTTATGCAGCTTATAAATGTAGACTTTCCATTTGCTTTATCACCAGTAAGCATAAACGCCTGCCCTAATTCATTCTTTCTGTAAAAGCAATAACCAATAACTTCTTCCAACAACATTCTGATAACCGGATCATTACAGGCAAGCCTGTTCAATGTATCATCTGCCAGTTCATTGTAAGCATCCGGGTTATAGTCCCACGGTATCTTATTTGTAATAACCAAATCAGAAGTAAACGGTTGCATCTGATCTGTAACAATATCGTAAATACCGTTCTGGAACGCTATATAACGGGCATCTGCTGCCGTTTTTTCTTCGGCTATTAATTCCAACAAGTCTAACACTTCCCGACGTTGCGTCTTCTTCAGGTTCGGTATCTGCTGGATCATCACCTTCTCAATCTCCCGGTACCCTACCTGATAAATCCCATCTTCATATACATGAAGCTGACCATTGATTCTGGCCACATTACAGTTACTTTTTAACCAATCTGCAAAACGTTCAAATAAAAATGTAGTACCATTGAAGAACACAGGTTTCTGAAAGGCTTCATCTCTAAGGATCACTTCCAGTTCTTCATCAGAAAGTGATTCTTTCAGGACGTATTTATTCAGGATCCTGATAGCTTCCCTTGTTTCATCCACCGTAAAACCATTTGCTGTGAGTGTCAGAATGTAGTTGAACAGGGCCTGATTCCTACCATCTCCTGCATCCATATCAATAAAATCAGTGGCAGCCTTTACAGGAAGCATCCACTTCGGTAACTCCTGATATGTACCACCTTCTTCGATATCCCATTCAATGAAACGTTCTTCACCATTAATCTTGATAACCTCATATGATGTTCTGGTTCCACATTTGATGTCCGCTGTCAGCCCAATAGCAAGCGGCACATGTGTGTGGTTCCTTGTTACCTGATGATTTTTGAACAGGAAGTGCTTTCCTCTGGTAGTCTGGTATACTCTGCAATCAAGCTGATAGTCTTCAACAATATCCATCATGATTTCTGACTGTTCATAATCATCAATGTCTATCAGGATAGTGTCATTTTCCAGAACGCCCCCGAAACCGGGAAGATCTTTCACCTGCTCATAAGTCTTGAACCTGGTCTTATTCTTAAATTTTTCAACTGCTGCTTTTCCTTTGGTTTCAATATATCCTTTATAGAGCATCCCTCAACCACCTACTTGTCCCATTCTTTGATACATTGCGTATGTATAAAAATCTCAGTCCCACGCTTTGTTTTTACATATTCAATATCAGGATCCTTTTCATATATCTGTTTACTGCATACCGGACATATACATGTCCAGTTGTAATCTTTTTTCTTTAATGCTTTGTATCTATTCCACATTTGCACTTTTGTCATTTGAACATTTGCCATCATCCCCACCTTTCCGGTACTATGCTGCAATACCAAACTGTTTCAATCTTCTTTTTGCTAAGTCTATATACCACTGTTTGTCCAGGTTCTGCGGTACCTTTACCCCATTTACATCATCATTGTATATAAAGCAATGATCTGGTGTATCTGCGAACTTTTCAGGTTTACCACGGGAACCGCCGCACTTTAATATCCTACCATCCTGCAACTCATTTGAAGCAAATACCCGATAAGACTTATATGTATACCGCTGAGTCTTAGGATAATCGTAATATGTATGTTTTACCCTGACACCCTCAACACGCTGGACAGGTATACAGTGTTCATGTTCTACATGTGAATATTTATCTGACAGTTTCACTAGCTTCTGAAACTCTTTCAGATCATCACACTGATTTATTGTCTGTTCCACTGGTATCTTTTTGACCATGTAATCAACAAGGGCTTTATTCAGAATTGGAAGATCATAATCAACCGCTGAAAGACCTTTCAGATACTTACCGATTCTTTCCACATCACCATCAGCTGAAATCCATAAGTAATTGTTTACATCCTTCTGATAGATTTCAGAGATATTATCAAGTTCCAACAGGATAGAACATTTGTCTGTACTGCAACGCTGTTCCCACTCCCAGCAGATATCATCAACCATTTCAAATGCTTCATCAGTATCAGGAATCCAGATAATAAGACCATCAGTATTTGACTGGATCAATTCAAATCCAGGTATCACTTCCAGATGTTCAATCAGATCCAACAACATAAGCTGACCATTGATACACATGCAGTTGTTATTTCGTGGATCATATGCAGGGTTCGTTTTATCTTTCATGGCACCTGACAGCGCATTAAGCATTTTCTTATATGGTAACTGGGCCTTTTTCCATTGTTTAGCCAGTGGTTTATTACCTGCTTTTGCCGCCTGAACTTGCGCTTTCTTCATTTTCTTTCTGGTCACGTATACCTTCGGATAGTTGTCATTACCTGCTGCCCTGGTGACAAGTCCCCATGCGATCAGCATTGAAGGATAGTAGTTGTTCACATCAACGTGTAATATCTGCCCTGTTTTATGAATTGGTTTTTCAGTTGCACCATGCAAACCACCGAAGCCAAATGTATGAGGAATCCCAGCAACTACCGTTTCCAGTGAACGGTTATAAAAATATTTCTGCCACCGAAAAGAATCTGTCCAGTCACACTTTTCCATCTCTGACTTCCATTTCTTTTTCAGCTTTATACTATTGGCTTTCTCATAGTTTTCTTTGGCTTTTGCATAATTTATCTTCATTTCTTCAGTACAGTCTTTTACCGCTGTACTGAACCAATCCTGAACATATTTGTATTTGTTCAGTCTCAGACACGGAAGAAAGAAATAATCAAATTCATCATTAAAATCTTGTTTTGTACATCCAAGAACCTTTGCTGTGATCCTTGCTTCACTGCTGCCGATATCGGATAGACTCACATATTCCGGGAACGCCTGCACAATTCCATGCATGGCATTAAATACATCTACATTTTCCAGAAATACTTTTATAGTTTCTTCAACATCATGCCGGCAGTAAAAAACTGTCTGTTCTATTTCTTTCTCAGTCAGCTTTCTTTTGATATCAAAGGGTACCTCTGTTTCCTTGATATTACTACCCATAAAACCTTCCATGGTCTTCAGACCAACAGGTGGGTTAGGCATAACATCATAATTTATCATTGGTAGTTTGTTAAATACTCTTGAATACTGCCAGCCTTCTTTTTCCTGAACAATGATCCAGTCATTGATTTTCTTTGGATCCATCCCCAGCAGAATCCCTTTCATGATGTATTGGTCATAGTGACGGTTGTTAAATCCAACCCATATGTTGCTTATATTTTGCTCATATAAGGCTCTTAACTTATCCTTGTCATTGATTATCACGTGTTCTTTTCGATTCGTTACATCAATGAAAACTGCAAGCCAGTCATATTCAAAAACCTCAAAATCGTAAAATATCATATAATCACCACTACTCTATATCTGAAATACAGATATACTTTAATGCTTTATAGTTTTTTATTCTCCCAGTGTATGCTATCATGTGTATTTTCCCATCATCCGGTATGAACAACCCCAACGCATACTTTGTACAATCAGCTGTTTCGCTACCAAAAAGACCTACCTTCACAAGAACTTCCTTACTTACCTTTTCATTATTCAGCTCTGATATATCTTTCCATTTCATATAATTAACCTGTCACCTTTTCAAATGCAGGGTGGAATAACATATTGCTATCCCACCCATAACTTAATTAGCAGTCAAACACCTCATTGATAGTGATAGGGTTGAAATCTTTCGCAGCCCAATCAACCTCAGCTTCAACCTTTCCCTGCACTTCCTGAAAGATGTCAAGAACACAATCAGCAAAGTCAGAATAATTGTAAAATTCCGGTACGGTTTCTGTTTCCAGCTTGTCAAGCCATGTGCAAACGGATGTGATAGCCTTACCATCATTCCATTTTTCAGAAGTCTTGTTTCCAGAGATTACACGATTGAAAAACAGCAGTCTGCCTTTATGCGGACCTTCTTTGATCTTGCACTGTACCGCAAACATCAGCTTGTCTTTCGCTTTTGTCTGCTTAATTTCCATTTTATCGAAGCCAACAATATAAGTACCGTCCGGGACATCCTCAAATGAAGAAAGATCTGCATTCTTTACTTCTTCCCGTAATGCGTCAAGATCAACTTTCTTGTCAAATGCACTGAAATCTACTGCCATAATAATTCACCTATTTAACCTTTCATTTATATAAATTTATTTGTTATCTGATTACTGTCTGGTTCTGCGTCTTCTCTGCCCTCTGACCGGTGGTTCCGGTGCATTCATTGCACCTTCAGTTTCTGGTGTGGCATCCATTTTATCAGATTCAGACTCAGTAACTTCTGGTTCTTCCTGAACTGGTTCAGACTGTTCAACTGTCTGTTCAGCGGTCTTTCTTTCCTTGCGTGTTCTTCTTGGTGGTTTCTGTAACTCAGGGGCAGGTACACTTGCAGCCGCTTCTGACGCAACATCAAAATCAACTTCCTCTGCGTCACCTGCAACTTCCTGAATTGCTTCATCTACCTTTTCCTGGTACTTTGTCATTTTCTCATGGTTTTCAGCTTCTACCTCAGCCCTGCTCTTGCGTGTTCTGGCAGTCTTTTCAGCTTTTTCAACTGGTTCTGCTTTCTGTTCTGCTTTTCTGGTTCTGGAACGTCTGCCGGAAGCATCCGGTTTTTCAATATCACCTGCTACTTTCTGGTCCTCTTTGTCCATTTCTTCATCTGACTTATATGTACCCAGTTCATAATAATTTTTAATCTTGTCGTACACATAGTTCAGATCATTATCAATGGCGTAATTCTGGAACATTCCAAGAGGTGACTTAACTGTATCTTTTCCGCTGTTCTGAGTGTAAAAGTAATATTTAGCTTCATATACACCAGTTCTCAGAACGATTGTAAACAGCCCCTCAATGGTGATTTTCTCTCTCAGCAGTTTTCCAATCAGTTTAACTGTGGTCAGTCCATTGTCCAGAGTTTCCAGATGGGTCATATAAACAACTACAACATCATCTGGTAAGTCTTTACACACATCAATGATTTCAAAGTAATTTGCACCGAAATCATTGTACTTGTCCCATCCTGTTTCCTTGATTCTGTTCATGTACGGAATAGCAAGGATATACTGGAAATCATCAACCACGATCAGCTTTTTACCAGCCTTTACCTGCTCTTTGATATACTTGATGATTTCTCTTGCATCAGTTTCATTGTCCAAGGTTTCAAAATGATTCTTAAATGGTAATGGTTTACCTACCGGATTAACTACTGCTGTAATAGCAGGGTCACAATTTCTCAGACTGGTACTTTTACCTGTACCGGATTCACCCATGATTAATACTTTCTGTGCCATAATTTTTATACCTCTCTTTCTTATTCTTCATCCTCTGGATTGTTATTACCCTCAATGACCTTACTGGCCCACATATCAGCCCAGTGAAGGATCATATAAAGCTGTGTTTCATGCCCCTTGACACCATAGTTTGCAGTTTCATACAGTCCGTCATGATATCTGATAGCAAATTCTTCATCCTCTGTCAGATCAATGAACAGGGTTGCAAGTTTAATGGATCTGGTTGCGTGATCCAACGGTAACAGTGACGGATTACGTTTCCATGGTTTAGCATCTGACTGTTTACCGGATTTCAGGATGTTAGGAATGTACATCTGTTTTCCATAATCGCCGCATTTACCGAGATCATGCAATAAGGCGGCAATCACTACACTATCCTTGATTTTGTTGTAGCCTGCACCACCCAGCAGGGAGACACCGATTTTTTCAGCAGTAAACATTACATTTACTGAATGTGCCGCCAGTCCACCTTTTTCATGTGAATGGTTTCCACCAGATGCAGGGGCTTCAAAAAATCCGCACTCTCTCATATACTCAATCAGGTCAAGGACTCCATCACGCCCGGTTTTAATCAGTTCTTCCCTGATAATATCCGGGTAATTGTATTCAACCGCAGTTGCTTTCTCATTCGCCCCTTCTGCAACCTCATTTTCTAATGTACCTGTTGCAACCTGCTCTGCTGTCATTTCTTCAACTTTCTTTTTTGCCATGTTTATTTATCCTCTCTTTCTTAATTTTTCTTTCCACTGATCCTGAAACTCAATATTGTCCAGGTACCATGAATTTCCCTTTGCAGTATCTGCTACAAATTCCTTGAAATTATCAAAATCTTTTGGATACAGTAAAACCCCATATCCGCCGGCTTTTCTGATGTTCTCAAGATGATAAAGCTGCAACTCTGATGGTTCCCCTCTCTGTGCTTTTATCTCAAGTCCAAGGAATCTACCACGCATACACACCAGTAAATCAGGAATCCCACTTTTGGTATAAGCCGCACCACCCCAGTATTTCAGGAACCAGAATCCTTTTCTCTTCAGGAAGGTTTTCACCTTATTTTCAAAGTTCTTTTCTGCTGCCGTATTACTCACCTCTTTTCACAAGTTCTGTTTCAAATTTTTGAATGGATGCGGTTGTTGCAATTTCAGTAATAATGCCAGCTGTATATTCCATTGAACTGTCACGGTCAACCTGATATTTGTCTGAAACATCACATATCCCAGAAATAAGGTTGTACACCAATTCCGTAATGTCAGCTATGTATTCTGTCCGTTTGTCACCCGTCAGAAATTCACAAACTGTCTTTCTCTGTTCTTTGATTTCTTCCATTTCTTCTCCCTTCTCAGATTTATATGTATATCCGTTCGCATAAGCAAACAGTGTCAACCATGCAAAGTTGATACAGCAAATGATCCCAGGAATCCAGGAATAGGAATCTAACAGACTACCAAAATATAAAAATGAGATACCATTGATAAGTGTAATCAGCTTTAAAACTCTATTTTTCAAACAACTCATCTGTCAGTTCCTTCCCCTTTCTCAATGCTGCAAGATTCTTTTCCTCAAAACTGCCTTTCACCAGCAGGTAGTAATAAAAGCAACTTTTATCCTGTCCTATACGGTGAATACGTTTCTTTGACTGTTCCCATAAATCACAGGATCCTTTGCCAAGTGGCAGGGTGTAGTAAATGATCTTATTTGCTTTCTGAAAATTTCCACCCATTGCACCGGCCTGATACTGAATAAATGTCACGCTGTTCTCTACACACTCATAGGCATACATTGAACGCCCTGAACCATTCACAAAACTTACTTCCCGGTCAAGTGCTTCACATATTTTTCTTAGCCTTGTAAGTTCCTCATTAAAATTGTAGAAAACAATCACCCTGTCTTCTGTTGATTCCAGTAAGTCCCTGAATGCTTCTAATTTTTCCTTATGCCACTGACCGCACAGCTGCCTTGCATATAAAGTTTTGGTAAGACTGTTATCACCTACCAACTCAACTCTGGGTGTTACATCATTACCATAAAAATCAGAATCATCTTTAAACTGAATAAGATTTAATGTATCTAAGACCAGATAACCATTTTTCATAAAATGTCTGTATTCTTTGGTAGGTTTCACATAAATCTTCTGTTCAATCTGTTCAGGCAGTTCAATGACTTCCTGCGTTTTCATAAATACTGCCCCATGTTGTGACAGTTTCTTTTTCAGATGATCTACGTGTTTATACCCAGTAACAACTTCCCGTTTGAATTGCCCCTGTTCTACCCATTCTGTATCTACATAGGAAGCCCAGAATGCTTTTTTCTTTATGTCCCATCCCAGCAGCTTGCATTGTGACCACAGCTTTTCATATTTACCGGATGTTGGTGTACCTGACAACAGAACAACGCTTTCTGGTTGTAATCTCAGAATGAATTTTGCTCGCTGTGTAGTCTCATTTTGTATCAATGAAGATTCATCCAACATCAAAGTAAAATCCTTTATATGAGTGATATATGAACGCCTGTACACCAAATCATAGTTGATAACACCGACAATCTGTTTTTTATAGTCATAGATGGTACTGGTGTCAATCAATTCCCGGAACCGTACCACCTGTGTTTTCTTTGTCAGGTTGAACACTTCATAATCTGGATAGTACTTTTCAAAGTGATCCACCCAGTCATCAATCTTTGATTTCTGGCAGACCACCAGATTTACGTCATTATTCAGCAAGTACATTTTCTCTGCACCGACAAAAGTTTTACCAAGGCCCATGTCCAAGTAATATGCACATCTGTTGAATGATTCTGTCTGGTCAAGGACCTGCTGCTGATGGGGCATAAAATTTAAAACGGGCATATGGTTTTTACCAGCCTGTCCACTGCTGAATACATTGCTTTATCAAAATCAGACAGATTCTTTGCAGCTTCAGGATTGTATTTGATTCCCAGTTCTTTCACTACGCTATCCATTGCAAGATCAAGCGCATACTCTGCAAATGCGTCACTAAGTTCAGGATTTCTATGTAACTCAAAATCAAGAATTATTCTTACAGACTTGTCAATTTCTTCCTGTGGTACATCCTTCCCAAATAATGCAACGCTTCTATCCACGTTACGCTGGATTCTTTCAGCAATACCTTTTTCTTTCAACATTTCTACAACTTTACTCATTACTTTTATCCTCACTTTCTACTTTGATTCCTGTACATTTCCTGAAAATTTCTGCATCAAAATTCGGTAATGACTTGATGATATCCTTGCTACCATCAGTCAGACCATCCCACCAAATCTGTGCTGACTCTGATTCATCCAGAACCTTCAGATATCCGCCTGTTGTTTCATAAGTTGGATATTTCTCTTTTTCTTCATCCGTCATATCGTATGAAGAAACCCATTCAACCACATTCTTAGGAATGTTGGTCAACGCATAACGTGCATCAGAATTGATCCAGTCACGGTAAGTCCAGTTAGTAGGTTTATCGAACAGCATAATCTTCTGTTCTTCTGTCATAAAACAACCAGTATTAAAAGAAGAAAGGTTCCAATCCCCGGTGTTGCGATTCCCGGTGTTGCGATTCCCGGTGTTCCAATCCCCGGTGTTGCGATTCCCGGTGTTGCGATTCCCGGTGTTGCAA